ATCGTGTTACGCTGCTGTTTGTGTGACATGTCTGTTCTAGGCTGCGAAGCTGAGAATGGTAAATCTACGAAACTCTACGTGTACGCAGGTGACGTGTACCTCGTCAAGACCATGCTCCATCCGCCTGTGAAGGTGGGAAGGCATCTTGGCGGGCAACGCTTCATTCTGCGCCGAGAGTACCGAAACTTGATTGCCGATTCCTTTGTGCTGCATGATGTCCTATCCGAAGGGTTTAAGGATTTTTTGCGCCGGGGTCTCTGGCCTGCTGTGGATGGAACTCTTGTGGAATCTTTGAAGGATTGTGGCTTTCAAGGTTCGAGGCGTATGGATGTTGAAGGATTCAACCTTGTGAATACTAGACTGATGTTTCGAGGCTCTTTGAGCCATGAGAAATCGGATGCGGAAAGCAAGGTGAGTAGTCCTAAGCCCATTGACCCGACTGGTGCGAGCCCTACTTCCCCCAGTTACTATCCTAGCAGTCCGCCGTATCGCCCGTCGTCCCCTTGGGCCGATGAAATGATTGCGAACGGTGTGATCATTCCCCCTGATGTGTCGGGAAACGGGGTGGCCGCCGCGAGAGCGGCGGCCCCCGCCCCGAGTTCCGCACCTCACCCAGGTGCGCCTCAGTCTCCGGAGCCGAAGAAGACTCCAAAGTTGACTCTAACAGTGGAGAAGATGGCAGCATTTCTAGCTGCGGAACCAAAGAAGGTGTCTGCCCTGACAGCCCAGGTTCAGGTTCCGTTGCCTACAAATCCGCCTCCCGCTGTGAAGTTGTATCCGACACTTCCAGCGCCCCTTCCGGTCCCCGTTGCCTCACCTCAGCCTGCTGCCCTTGTGACATTAAAGATGTTGGAAGAGACGAAAGCAAGCAGCCCTGCCCCACCTCTGCCACCTCAGCCGCCTGTTCCGGGCAAAAATTCTGTCAAGAACAAGAACAGGCGGGCTCGCAGACTGGAGAAGTTCAAGATGGAGCGAGCAGCAATGGCCACGGCCGCACCGAAACTTTTGGTGGAGCCGTCCAAGGACCCAGTCAACCCTCCGCCGTCGGATGTGATGCCATGGAGTGGGAAGCCACCTGTCCCTACCCCGTCGTCATCGTCCCCTGGAATGAAGTCGTCCGGTCCCGTCCGTACTCTGATACAAGTATTGAACGCGTCGAGGAAATCAGCGGAACCATTGAAATCCGTTGTGCCCCCGTTAGTCCCAGTTATGGTAGGAAATCCATTGAGTCAGTGCGGGTCAGTTGCTTCTGGCATCTGCCCACCTGCACCGCCACCCTTGGTTCGCCAAACTGCGGTTGTCCCCCCCGACACCGACAGTGATACTGAAGTCGACAACGATGCACCAATTGGGTTCAAGACGACTGTCGCCATCAACGACCGCAAAGAATTTATTGTCCCCCGCCCCGTGAGTTTGCTTGATCCTGAGAGCTTCATGATTGCCCCTTTCAGCGTATGGAACCCCATGACCTGGCGTCGAGCAGGGTATCGAACGACTGAGATCGGTGAGCTGATCGATGCTCCGGACAAGACATATACCATGGAGGAGTCCGTGCCTCAGAGACGCATGGCAGGGAACATTCGTTGGGCGAAGATCACCGTGTCTCTCCCTCGTATGTATTGGGAAGACCCGGTGGAGACTGTTGACTATGTGACCATCTCCGGAACTGCCTACGCTACGATGTCCAAATTTGCTGCCACTGATGTCGGGAATGTCAGAGTCGATCGCCTCATCGCGCAGATGAAGCATGCGAACCTCACACTGACCTCCGAACCTGTGGTGACCGCTGAAGGAATTCTTAAACTTCAGGATGTCGTGCGCGACAGTGCTCGTGCTGTAGTTGATGCCCAAGACGAGTGCATCGCTAAAGCAGCTCAGAATTTTCAGTTGGCTCCCCCGCCCCAGGCCCCCTCGTCCAGTATGGCTACCGCCACGACGAGCAGCGGCTGGAGCCACAGCCTTTGGAACAGCCTCACAAATTTCGTGTCTACAGTACCGTTGGTGCGGATCGTCGGCCAGTGTATTGTGACCTTGGCTGTTATGTGGATCTTGCAGCACTTCCTGCCCCAGATACTCGAGATGGGCCCAGTGCGCGAGATGGTGTCCGGTATCGAGTCTGCCGTGCACCACCAACATTAAACCATTGGCTTGTGCGTGAGTTTGTGACTTTCGCGCAATCCGAAATCCGGAAAATCCCCCCTTTACAATGCGTGCTCTCTTTTGACGAATGGTTGGAATCGTGTCCGTATACCAAGCGTACCAAAGATGAGCTGCGCCTGTTCAAAAATGAGCTGGATGATCACTTGGCGATCCCTTCGGAGCCCGGTCGAAAGAACGGGTTTCCCAAGACGGAACGCTACCCTACATACAAACACTTCCGTGGCATCGCTGCGTGTACGAAGTTTGAGAAAGTGTTCCTTGGCCCGCTGGTGAAAACTGTTGAAAAACATGTGTGTAGCTGGTGGCCTGGACGTTTCCTGAAAGGCCTCCCAACTAATGAGCGCGCTGCATGGCTTATGGAGAATCTGCCAGGCGACGCGTATCTGGGATTGGACTTTACTTCGTTTGAGAGCAGCATCTTGCGGGAGTATGCCGTGGGCATTGAAAGTTTCCTTTTCGAACATCTCGCCGGGAATATCTGCCCGGATGAGTGCGCCTATTACCTGCTTTCTAGTAACGTTAACCGTAAGATAGTCTATCATGACTTCCGGCTCATCGTTCATCATGGCAGATGTTCGGGCGATATGCAAACCAGCATCTGCAATGGAATAATCAATCTGTTGCTCGTTCGATTTGTGTGCTCGCGACTTGGTTACGACCCACTTGGTGTGGTCGAAGGCGATGATGGCTTGTTTGCCATCCAGGAACCCTACCCTGAATCAGCTGCGTTCGCGCAGTTAGGGTTCGTCGCCAAAATCGAGATCTTCCATGACCTTGGAACTGCCGGATTCTGTAAGATGAAATTCACTCCGGATGGTGTTCAGGTCACTGACATCGTGGAAAAACTCGTGAAGTTTGGGTGGACGAGCGACATGACACAGTCACTAAAACGTAAGTGGTGCCTCCTCTGGACGAAAGCGCTCAGCCTCAAGGCAGAGTATCCTGATTGTCCGGTGATCGGCCCGTTTTCGGATTGGGTGATCTCATGTTGCCTCAAATCTGGTGTGCGCCTATCTCGTGTATTCGACGAAGACCGCGGTTGGACCTCGTACAAGCTGGTTCACTCCAGCTCTCTTCACCGGCCTGCAAAGGTGAGTGACGGAGCTCGTGAGTTTGTCTACCAGATCTACGATTTGTCCATTGCCGAGCAGGTCGCGTTGGAAGCCGAGTTTAAAGGCCCGATCCATCCGATACCTCATTCATTGCTGCAGCGGCATCTGCCCTCAGCTTGGGTGTTGAATTGGATTAGATATGTCTGCCCCTTCATTAAATTGTGATCTTCCCCAGGCTATGCCTCCGAAGAAAACTAAGCGTACTAAAGTTACGAAGCCCCGCCCCCAGCGTGCTGGTTGGGTCGGATCAGCGCAGCGAGCGTCAAAGACCCCGATGGGCCGCGCCCTTTTGGGTGCTGGTGAGAGTGGTCTTAACATGCTCCTCCCTGGATCCGGCTCTGCCCTTCGCGCAGGGTTGCGGGCTGCTGGTTTCGGTGCCTACCGGGTTGGTGGGCAGCCTCTCCGTGCTGCCCCCAATGCCTCCGTTCGTTCTCAGATGGATGGCGGCATTCGCATTGTCCACCATGAATTTGTTGAGGATGTCTCCAGTTCTGTGGCCTTTTCGACCCGCACGTATCCGTTAAACCCTGGTCTTTTCATGTACCGTTGGCTGTCTCGTGTTGCTGGACCCTTCCAGAAGTACCGGCTGAACTCCTGGTGCTACTATTTTAAGAGCACCGCCGCTTCGGCCCTGAATAGCACGAATACTGCCCTCGGCTTCATCGGGGGTGCTGTTGAGTACAACGTGTATGCAAACACCCCGAATACCAAATCTGATCTTTTGTCCATTGCTGGCGCCAGAGATGGCAAACCCGCTGAAGATAATATCTTCCCCGTAGAATGTAATCCTCAAATGACGCAAAACCGCGTCTATTACGTCCGGGACAGCGAGGTCAGCGACGACATGGCGAAGTATGATCACTGCAAGTTCATCCTTGGCACCGGCGGCTCTCAAGCTGTCGCTGTCATTGGAGAGCTTCACATTGCTTATGATATCACTCTGATGTCGCCCGATCCTAGTCAGGACCCCTCTACGAGCTATTTCCGCGCGTCTGCAACGAACGTTAGCGGGACGACCTCGAAGGCCGGCGCCTTGTTGGATATCGGGCAACCATTCGTCTACGTCTCGGCCAACGGGCTGGGAGTGTCTTATGACTCATCTGATCCCGCTTACACGCGGATCAAGTTTACTGGCCGCACAGGTCAGCATTATGAGTTCAGGTGGTATCTCGCCACAACCTCAAACGAGGCTGTCTCCTTCCATAATTTTGAAAGTATTACGGGTGGAGTAGTTGAGTCAAACCTCTTGCCTAACGCGTACGCAATGAACGTGCCCGCGTCTGGCAGTGTGTTGCAACGTGTGGCGCATTATACTTTCAGAGTCAACAGTACCGGTTCCGGGGCTGTTGTTCTCAATTTCAGGAACGCCGACTTCACGATGCCGGTTTCGAACTGGACTGCTGTGTTGGCGATTATCCCAATCAACCTGACGAACTGAGTTTAAGCCGCTTTAAGGCTACCGAGAAATCGGGGATTCC